CCTGAAAGTAGGTGTCATCAATATAATTATACCTGATGTTCGCCGGGTCAAACAACAACATACTATATCGATTTGAGGGTTCAAAACTAAACAAGGGGTGGATATACATATCTATCGACCCAAACGGAGTAACCCATTCCATAATCTTAATACCATATGAAACAGTCTTTGGCGTAAACTGGAACTGTCCTCGCTGCTCTACATACTTATTCAGAGCAAGCATAGTACCACTTCCAACGTAGGCTGTACGGTTCTTGCTACCGTACCTAAAGCACACCTCCAACCATTTGTTCAGCCATTCTCCACCGGCCTGCATCCAGGTAAATCCGTCAAAATCCGAGTCAGTCCGGTAATCGCTTCTATTTGCAGAAGGGACAAAACTACAAACTCCACCAGTAGTTCGTTCAGGCTGTCCATTTTCTCCAGTAAATTCTGTCATAATACCCCACAAGAACGCCTTTTCCATTTCTATTCCATGACGTTCCAGACAATCTCTCTTAGCCTCCTGGTAAGCGGATGACCCATAACGAACTTTAGTCCTCATACGAGTTCTGGTAAGACTCAATGAAGTCCTAAAAATCTGGGTGTAGTTATACTTTTTGTCAGGGTCGTATGCGATACTATCAGGCATTTGGCTGCCTTCAGGATTAATGTTACCAATAATCAAAATCCTGTCGCAATCACTCAAGTCATTCCCTACACCATTATCGTCAGCCTCAAGAAGCTTAACCGCTATAGTTGAGGTTGTGCCGTTCTTAGTTACTGACAGGACTTTTGCGTTAACATCCACAGTAAGGTTACTACTATCCCTCAAAAGAACCTGGTGCCCCTGCCTAAATTCACTTACTCCCGTGGTTTCCTCAGTAGCCGTAATATACAATACCTGCCCAGCTACCCCACCACTCACGTAATCAGTTCCAGCCTGGTCAGACTTAACAGCAGTTACAGTTGCCGCCTGGGGAGGCAACCCCTTCTCAAACCAGTGAAACTGTGGGTCAGTAACCATACTTGAAGGCATCAAAGCAGTAAGTGCAGTAAGAGAAACAGATCCGTTAGGGTACATCCTAAGAATCTTTTCCCTCCACGACTTGGGCCTAAAATCGCTATCTGCATGACTTGCCGAAGAACGCATATTCAAAAAAGCTTGCATATGATTTACTCCTATTTTAGTTGATTCCCTAGGTCAAAGTTTGACCTGGGCAAAGACTTAGTTTATATCAGACCAAGTACCATAAACTCCAATCGCTGTCCAACTGTTATTCATTCCAAATCCACTGAATTGATTGCCGTGATTGGATCTTCATCATCTTCCGTCACAGCCATAATTTGCTGCTTTGCAGAGTAATAGCCGTTCACCAGATGATTGCTCAGTGAGTTCGCATTCTCACCGAGGACTTTCAAAATCGCTTCAGCACCCCCATAAGCCTGTAACATGAAATCAATATACTGGTTATAGAGTGTAATTGTGTCTATATCTGTAACAATACCTATGCGGATCGCCTCACCCAGAACCAAAGCCCGCGTAACATCAGTGATATTGTCTCCGTAATCTCCGATCTGAGCAGCTAATCTTGGTCGCATTTTGGTCTTGAGATATTGAATACGCGCAAGTTTTGCCAGGTCTAACTCAGTCTCGTCTCCGGTCAATAGTTGACCATAAAGTTCAATTTGTTGCTGTTTTTCGTCAGTGAGCATTTTGTTTTCTCCTATAATAATTCATCCTATCGGATCTACAGCTAACACAGGAGCACAACATTAAACTAAGTAGGCACCACACCGAAACCCCACATAGTCGGCCACGAACGTCCGATAGCCGTACCAATCGACAGCCCAAACCCCCGCAAGCGAACCGGCGTACCAGTACAAGCAGGAGGTGAGACATAGATTATTGCGGATATATTGAACGTAGCGATCCTTGCCAAATAAATCGGTCCCAGTCGTATCTATACCATTCGCATCGTTGGGAATTCCAAGTCCGGTAAGAAGCCATCCATCACCACTTGTCGCCTCCGAGAGTACTTGGTTTCCGCTACCGAACCGCTGAGCGGTAATGCCGCCGCCGGCAGTTTGGAAAGCCGGGGAGAAGGGTTCCATCATCTCGGCTACTCCCGTAGCTCCCCAGTGATCCGTGGCCAGCGTGTCTCCTGGTGTAAAATCTTTCATCCTGGTAGCCTGTTTTGCCGCGTAAAATGTTCCAGTAGTAACCGTACCAGCACTCCCATAATCCGTGTACCCAGATGAGTTTACGCCATCCAAGGTAAATGTATTTTTTCCAGTAACTGTAATGGTATAAAGTTTGTTGTTAAGCCCGGTCATGCCAACAACGCCAGTTATCATAATAATCGTACCATTAGCGTATCCATGCGCATTTACAGTCACTTTACATGGGTTGGCTTTGGTCGCACCTACAATATTTTTACTGGCCGCGATACAGGTGGCGCCAATAGAAATTTCAGACATCAAACCGTTTAGGTCCGCAACCCCGCAGTCCTGGCCATTATGAGTGGTTTTAGCAAACAAACTTCCAGACCCAGTCTTTCCGCAGTTGGAGTACCCGTCCGAGATGTATAGCACTGACGTATCATCGGTATCCCGTAGGGCATTATTGTTGCAACCCTTGGGATATGCCTTCCCAGATTGCCACCAGGCGCAATTGGCGGTGGATGCCACCGCCTGGCCGTGAGCGAGTGAGAGGAGCGCCAGGGCTGCGTATTGAAATTTGGACGCGCAATGGAAGATGGATGCTGCATCCAAAGCGCCATTCACTCCAGATCTCCCTTTAGCTGCCTGGATGGCCGAGGCGTATATGTTGCCGAGGCTGACCGACGTCACCTCGGCTATTGGGTTATGATCTGCTTTAATCGAGATTGGGTTGCCGTTACGAATACTGGATGCCACCCAGCCAGATCCCTTCGCATTTCGGCTGCACATATACTTATCTATGAAGAAACCGGGCTGCTCCACACCACCATCGATGAAGGCTCGATGCAGGGCATACCCGGCATCATTTGCAGCCGCAGTATTCGCGAATGAAGTTCCTCCCTTAATATCCACAACATTCACGGATAGCCCATTACTGCCAGTCCCAACCTTATAATAGAACTTGGGAATCCAGCACATAACCGAGCCATCTTCATACTGATAGTTTCCATAGTTCACATGTCCCCTAATGTCATACCCAGGCAAAGGAGTAAACCCCGCAGGCAAATAATAAGAAGGACATATCCCCACCCCAAAACCCATAGTACCAGGAACCCCAATTACATTGGCTTCGCCCGTATCACTAACTACCCACCATCTTTTACCGTCACTGAACAACAGAACCCTATCCAGATTAGCATTAAGGGATATATTACCAGGCCAATCGAGACTAGGAGCCAGCGTAGAATCATAAACAGTTACAGTCTTAGTTGCGCCAGTGAGAGCAATAATAGAGTAAAAACGCCCCTTTGCTGAGACAACAGGAGGCATATATATACCCAAAGTACCTAAGGCACTATTTACCTCTATTACTTGTTCATACGGAGCCAGTACCCGAGTGTCAGCATTACCAGCCGTCGTGGTAATGTAAACAACCTGATCTACCTGTGAAGCAGTTCTTTCGACAATTTTGTGTTCGATCATTTTAGGCACTCCATTCGTAAGTAGTTAAAAATCAGGCATACTAGCAATTTCAAGTTCCAACGCTGAGAGCTTTTCTTTTGCTGGTTTGTTACGGGTACTTTTTTGACCCGCAGCAAACTTAGGTTTCTCTACTCTTGCTCTCTGAGAAGTCTTCAACATTGGAAGACGTTCCCTTGCTATCTTCGCCGTTTCGGCGAAAACTTGTTCAAACCCCCAATCAGGATGAGCACTTTCTATCTGCTGTGCACAGTACTGCACAAAATCCCTGTACTTAGATAAGTCAGGATTGTCCCTATAAAACTTTTGTGCAGCTTCCATAACCATAGCCTGTTGAGCAATAACAGGTTGTACTACCTGAGGAAGACTTCTCAAGCTATGTTCAATTGCATCCGTCTTTGCTTTTACATAAACACGTTTGAACAAACTCAACATTTTCTCAGGATCTTCAAAGGCCTCAATCATTTCCTTAGAAGAAATCAATTCTTCTATAGTCTCTGCTACCTGATCCTGAGTAGCTACAGCAGAAGTTTTTTCCTCACTCAACTTTTTTTGTGATGCCTCTAAACCCATAGCACGTCGAGAAAGTTCATTAATGAAAGATAAATCGTAATCTGTCCCCTCTTCCGACGAGGATTCATCTTTATCTTTCTTTTCTGGTTCTTCCTCAGCAACAACCTTATCTGTAATTTCTTCTTCATCTAGTTTAGTTTCTTCTGCGTCCTCCGAAGAGGTATTAGTATCATCAAATACTTCATCTTCTTTTTCTGTTTCATCTTTACTTTCTTCTCCTTCATCTTTACTTTCTTTTCTTTCATACTCAGTAAGATTCAAAGAAGAATCCATTTCCTCTATATCTTTTATAACTTGTTCTTCCCTTCTTTTGATTTCTTTCAAGTAATCCAAATTTTGGTCTGACATAAAAACCTCTCATAGTTAGGGGATTAGTTATGATTCCCTAGGACACTTTTTGACCTAGGCAATGACTTAAGATACCCAAGCAGTTCTCGCTACCTCTATCCATACACCATCAGTTTCCGTCTCAGGCACACCTCCAAAGTTTGCTAAAATTATCCAATCATCCAAAGATAGATTATAATCTATCCCACCATTAAGTTTAATCTTGTTTACGTTGTGTTTTATGGTTACGTTTCCATTTGCCGCTCTAATTAACATAAGCTCGCCTGCTCTACCATTAGAGATAGACTCCAAATCAACAGCAACAGAAGCACCCAGGTAAGTAATAGTCAGCAATCCCTCTAAAGCCTCAAACGAAGTTTCACCTTCTGATATAGTTACGTCCTGATAGCTGGCGATAGCTCCTATCGTAGCTACAGCAGCCTCAAGGTTGTTTACTGCTTCCCTAGTCTCCCTGATTATTGCAGGAAGATCAGAACCAAACGTACTTCCAGTTGGAATGCTAGGATTCAATGTCATTAAATTGCTCCCTTATTTCAGCTAAAAGCAATGAGTCGTCTTCTATGGTAGTAATAAAAGTCCTGAGTTCGCTTATAGCCCCACGAATTAAATCATCTGACATTTGCTGCTCACGCAGCGCAGAAGGAAGTTCTAGTATATCCCTCAAATCTTCTATCCGCTCAGAGATAAGATTCTTCATATCTTTCCATAATGCAGAAGAACGAATAAACTCATACCAAACTTCAGGACCTGCCAAAAAAGTCATAACAAGAATCCCCTTAAAAGTTATGGTTGACAAGCACAGGAGTTACACGTAGAAATAGAGTGCCATATCCACAAACCAGGGCTTCTATATCTAAGTTCTCCTATAGCTTTAGTACCTCCAATAGCTGTAGTACCTTCAATAGTAAGATATTTTCCAGCTCCGCAAACAGTTCTAGTACCATTTGCAGCGGCAAAATCTATCTGTTCATCATCCGCAGGATCCAGGCGAATAGCATAATTAGCTTGCTGACCGACCAGAAGATTAAATCCATACAAAGCAGGACGAGGCAAAGTTAATGTAATTGTTCCTGTTGCACCAGCGTTTGTTACAGATGAGCCACTAAATCCTGCATCAATAGAACTATTAGAAGTAAAAGACAGGTGAGTAGGGTTATCTATAACAGTATCTGTTGCAGAATGTTTTACGATACGACCAGTAAAAGTGCCAATATAAGTTTGGGGTCCAAATACATTATACCCAGATACCGATTCAGCACTTATAGCATATCTACTAGTAACCCCTGTGTTGATAAAAACATTATTATGAACAGAGTTATACCCTTCATGGTTATTTAAATCCATAAAGGTATATCCGCAGTCTATTAATGTATTATTTGACATAGCTATCTGCTGAGCACCAGCCCAACGTACACAGGAATTAGAGCTATTTTTGATGATATTATTAGATATGTTGTTGTACTTAGAATTTCCATCTGTTCCTTGCAACAACAAACCAACCAACCCACCATCAATATAATTTCCTACAAACTGAATTCCCTCAGTGTTCGATACAATTTTCACCGCATGGTTAGTTGCTCCTACACATGAATTACCTGTCCAAACACTACCAGCACCACGAACATCAAAACAATATAGGTTTGAGTAAGTATCCCCAGAAATAATAGAATTACCTGATACCGTGCAGTTATTTGCTCTCTGTTCTGAGGAAGGCTCAAAGTCTACTCCTGTCTGATGCCAGTCCTGAATAAAATTATCTGCTATAATAGCTCCAGAAGCATTAGTAATAGAAATACCATTTCTTCCTACAGTCTGTATGTGGAGGTTAGATAACCTTACTCCGTAGTTGTAGTTGCTTCCAGACCCACCAACATAAACACCATCCCCACCACTAATTCCACCACCTTCTGGTCTATTAGCAGTTATGTTTTTTATTCTAATGTTGTCCACTCGATTGTTGTAGGTAGACTGCGTATCGCACATTATACGCACACCATTCATTCTCAGATCAGTGGCAGTCGAGTTACCATCTAAAGTACCTCCACCATTAATCAGGGTATCAGACATACCAGTATAAATAAGAGCATAAGGCTCCGGTACTACTCCAGTAGAGCGTATAGTAGCGGCATTTGCTATTTCTATGTGTGTCTTATCATAGGCAACTACCATACCATTAGTCAGATAAACACCACCAGAAAATAAGATTCTTCCTCCCTCAGGAATCGAAGCAAGTGCCTGAGCCATATAAGTAGTATTATCTGTCGTTCCGTCTCCTACTGCTCCCCACCATTCCGGATACACAGGATTAGCTGCATCCGCTCTAGCAAACTGCACACCATTACCTGAGAATGTCTGATACGGCCCAGCAGAATAACAACCCAAAGTCAAAGAACCCATAACCAAAGAAATAACAGAATTCTTTTCAGACTCTATACACGTATTCTCATCCAACAGTATAGCACCTGAAAGTGATTCTGCCTTATCTATTATGCACTTTGCTTTTATTCCACTAAGAGTTCCTAAAGCCTGCGTAAGATTATTAAACCAAGATGAACGAATCTTAGCTCCATTACTAAAAGTAACACTTCCAGCCCCATCAAAAATCTGATACGACCCAGCTTCCACAGGACCAGCAATAGCTACACTTACTCCCCCAGAAACATCAAGCATACCACTACTAGTGAATTTAAGAATAACATTACTAGGTACTTCCACATTTCCACTGATTCCTTGGGTTGACGAAATCTCAAGAACTCTTACATCTGTGTCTATATCATCCAGCGCCTTTGCAAAACTTGGCCACCAATTGGTTTGTAATGGCTGACGAGCAGACAAACTAACTGCACCATCTCCATAAAACACCTGATTGTTAGGAGCACTAAAATATCCATCAATAACTAATTCTTTACCTGCATTTATTGTTATGGTTCCTCCGCCTCGTATTCTCATATTTATAGAGTCTAGCAAGGAAATATTATTAGCTACAACCAAATCAGAAGATATTTCTACCTCAGCTTTTGTTGCCCCTAGAATACTTACTACTTCATCTAACCCACCAAACCATTCTACTGCAAGGGCTTGCTTAGGTGGAACTACTGTTCCAGGCCCCACAAAAATCAAGTGATTTCCAGCAGTAATAGGCCCCAGCAAGGTCAAAGTCTTACCAGAAGCTACAGTAAATTTACCCCCGCCCAAAAACCACACATGAACATTAGAACCTATCTCCACATCAGACGACACACTAACATTACCCACAACCAACAAAGTCTTATTACTTGCTCCTATAGCAGTTAAAGCGCTTGAAAGAGATGAATATCCTCTAACATCATACCAAGGAGCACCTTTAACAACAATATCAGGAGTAATATTAAACCCCATAACCCCAAAACAAATTACCAAAATTCCTACAAACTTAATCCAATGTTTTCGTATCTTCATACCTATGTTCATATTCATATTTTTTCTTTCCTTCCCTAGGTCAAAAAGTGTCCTAGGCAAACTTAGTTTCTACCCCATACTAACTTCTTCCTGATTAGGCATTGGAACTAAATTTCCTTCTTGTACTTGCTGTTGTACCTGCTCAGTGGGCATTTGTTTTAGTTCAAAGTCAGAAATATTCTTGGCTCCTAGATTACGAGCGATGTACTTAAATAGTTTGAAGATATCTATTCTTCCTGCTGCAAAATCACTTTGAATAATACTTTGAAATATTTGAACCCACGCCTGGCTAAAATTACCTCCTGGAACACTCCCGTCCTTAACTAATACATCATAGTCAATAATAAGGTCGTAAGGTGTAATATGTATACGTCCATTCTGGATTTTATTTCCTAGCATAGAAACTAGTTCTTTCTCGGTCTCACCAGTTATTTTTAGATACACATCCTGGCTCATCAACTGTTGAGTATGTGATGCATACATATATCCAAGGTCCTGCATTGCCTGGAGACCTATTATTCTAGCTATACGCTCAAGTCGATTCAAGGCTGAACCCTGGGTTCCTTCGAACTCAGTTGCTGTACGTCTTTCAGAACCAGGACGCATAACACCCATCAGATTATGTGTAGCAGCACTCACACGCTCCATAATGTCAATAATATTTCTAGCGTCGTTTATGTTATTTGCAGTTACGTCGGTCACTTTTAGCTGCTGTACAACGTCAGATACCCCCTTTCCCCATGCACTACGCCTCAGTCTTATAAGCTTTCCTGGTTGGGGATCACGTAAATCGTTCATATTAACAAGAAAAGGATCTACTATAAGCATGTCATTTAAGGCTTTTCTTGCATTAGCCTGATGTGAATTAAACATAAAGTTAAGTGAGGTTTGAAGCCCGTCCACTAATTCAAGCCTAGAAATAGGTGTAGAGGTTCTGCCGTCAAAGTCAGGAGCACAGACACAGATAGGAAACATATCATGGTTGAGACCAAGTGGACGGGCTTCTATAATAACTGAGTCAGCTGCAAGGCAAAAATACCATTTTTCAGGATATTCTCCGTCAGGATTAAATTCACCACCTTTAAGGTTATAGTCTTTTGGAATCAGTTTAACATACATATGAATAAGATCAACAGGCTTTGCTATAGACTCACTTATAGCAAACCTATCTGTCCCGCCGTACCTCGATCCTCTTGCAGAATCATCATTCTTAAACAAAGCACTACGTCGACTTGAAATTTCTTTCAAGTACTTCACATTAAAAACATCCTCATCTCTTCTCTCCCTATTAAGAAGCTCCATAAGCGGAACTGTCTCTACCCACCCAACAAACTCACCCTTCTGTACTTCATGCACACCATAGTTAGGGTCAGGAAGATACCTATAAGGATCAATGTTTTCAAGGTCATTTCCTTCAAACAACAAAGCTTCTTTCATTTGTCGCACAGGCTTTTTACCTACATTAAGTCCAAACAAAGAAAACAAAGGCTCTTCGTATACTTCTGTCTTGTAACCCCACTTTTCTTTCCAAACAGGTGCTACTACACCTAACCCATATGCAAGAGAATCCCGCCACATAGTATGCAAAGGCAAAGCTATTTTCATCTGCTGACATTGAGTATTTATGCACATCTCAAGAAGCATAGCACCTATAATATCTTCGGGTCCAGTACCTTCATATCTAAACACAGGTTCTTGAGCAAAGGCAGCCAATAGATAAGTAAGAATAGTCTCAAGTGTAGCATAGCTATAAGGAATAACTATAGACACAGGTTTACGTGAGTCATTACTTAAGACCTCTGTTTCTTCCTCATCCGCCGGAATAAATGCCGTCAAACTTTCATCGATCTTATTCCAACTATCAAACCTTCTCTGTATAACCCTATAACTTTCATTCGCATAATCAAAAACCAGGCGTTTTAGTTTTTCATGTGTCGGGGATCCTGGTTTTAAATTCAGTCCTTCTGGGTACACATAATTATGCTCTGAACGAGGAATAACTGTTTGCATATTGGAATAAGGAGAACCTGTGATATTTATCGGCATTTTAACCTCGCTAACCTAAGCCAGTTTAAATAATGACCCTTGCTGGACCCCAAAATTACTAGATGTGCTTGATCCACTCCACTTAACAGTAATAGCTAAAGCCAAAGAACCCGAAGTATTACGTGAGCCACTACCGTAAGAAGTCGTAGAACTAATAAGTATAATATTACCAGAAGCATCGATACCCAAATTTCCATTTAATTGTCCGTATACTGTGGCAGATGCTCCAGAAGTTCTAAAAGTAACAGTTCCATCAATCTCAAAACCCTGATAACCACCTACCTTAGGAGAAACAGTAGCATAACACAAGGTAGTTCCACCAACCTTCAGATAGATAGTTAAAGTATGTCCTGTGTAAGCTTGAACCCTACCTCTAAGCTTACATATAAATTGCTGCCCAGCAGATATACTATTAGCAGGAATTGTATACGTAAACACAGTGGTTTCAGTTGTAGTGTTAGTAACATTTCCAGGGGAGGTATCTACAAAACAAGTTTGAAGATGCCCTAAAACAACCTTATTAGAAAGTGTCTGAGTTTTAGTATCTAGTACAACTTTATACCTAGTACCCCCTATCGTAAAATACAGATTCCCACTATCTGCTTCTATATCACCATTACCAGGCGAGGAATTAAGAGTCCCTGCAGGAAGAGTCAAAGGACTATTAGTACTAGAACTTTTCCTCAACACTAACTGCTGACTTGTATATCTGCCTCCTATAGCTATCCACGAACCTGAAGTACTGTTAAGTACTACCCAAGGAATATCCTCAGCTAAGGTTGTAACATCCCAAGTATATAAAGTGACATGGTTTCTAAAAGCACCTGACTGGTATGCTACTAGTAAACATCCTTCAGTACCCGACAAACTAGCTAACTCTGTAGGGTTGGTGATATCTGCGACAGATACCGCCTGAATTACTCCACTTAAATCAGCTAATCTCAACACATGCTGATTAAGTGTAGGGGCAGTAGATATGTGTAATTGTCTTGCCCTAACAGCAGCATGGGCCACACCATCAGGATATGTATCTGAATCATTATCCGTTAAAGGACCTACAGAACCTATATAAAATTCACGCTCAGCCATTAAGTAACTTCCTCATCAGGTATCTTCAATCTACTAGCTATAGCCTTCAACATACCATAGTTTTTGACTGAGAATTCTCTTAGCCCCTGAAGCACCTCATCATGTATGTCAATTCTTTTATGTAAATGTGTAACTTTGTATGACATTTCATTTACAAACATATCCCTACACTTTTCACATGCATCTTTCTGGCGCTCACAATCTTGTGTATTCACAAAATTATTACGCATAACTAATATGTTTATAAGAAAACCCACTATAAACGAAGCAAAAGAAATAACAATAGAAACACTTACAGGAATAACACTTACAATATTATCTATTTCTTTTACTACTTGTGCAGGCATAGAAGAGTTCCTATAATTATTTAAGTTTGCCTAGGACACTTTTTGACCTAGGCTAGATTACTCTCCACCCCTCAAAAGCCGGTTCGTCCATGTCCGCAAAAACATCCAAACCACTAGGTTCGTCATCTGAGTCAGAATAAAAATATCTTTCCCCATGCTCTAACAACTCAACTACATATGCCTCAGCATCTATTGCATCAAATCTTTTGCACCTGGGAAAAGATAAAAGCTGTGCCTCTATAGGACCACACACAGAAGGATTATGGTAAATACTGCCTTTACGATAAAAAGGCGCAAGAGCAGCTATTCTAAACTCTTTTTTATTGCGAGCCGAAAGCTCAACAAGTTCTATATTGACATTACGGGCACTAAGTTCGTTCTTTATCGGGTATGTGATAAACTCATTAAGACTAGTTACTTCGATAGCAAGAACCCTTGCTCGAAGTCTTATACACATATTGATAGCTTCGGCATATAGCTCATCAGGATGTAGTTTCTTTGCAACAAGATCCCTTATAAAAATCCTACCATCTGATCTATTAATTCCTATTCCTACTATTGCACTCTCAGCACTATGAAGTTTTACGGTTTTTGCTGGATCTACTATTACTACATTCTCAACTAGCTTATTTTGATCCAGTTTTTCTTCGTGTTCTTCATAATACTTAAAGTATGTCTGCTTAAAAACAGCATCTTCTGTCGAAACAGGGATATTCATAAACTCCCGATAAAACAAATCCAATAATCCAGCTTCCCTATGCCTCTCTACCTCCCTTTTTATCTCTTCTGTTGTCATGTATTCGGGAGCATATGAATTGTAGTTCTCATCACATATACTTAAAACACATGATTCCCAATCCGAAGACTGAACAAGATCCATTAAAAGAGAATCTTCGTGTTTCATCGTATCAATGTAGATTATTTTCCAGTTATCCAAATAAAAATCCACACTTTTCATAACATCCGAAAAAAACCAGGTCTTTAGTTTTTGCCTGTTTACTTCGTTCAGTACTTCTTCAGAACTTTCAAGGTCATCTACTATAATTAGTTGAGGTCTATAGCCTCTCCAGTTAAGTCCTCGTATCTGCTGTCCAGCACCACGAGGAAGAACATAAGTTGATCCAAAGGCAGTCCAAGCTTTCTTAGAGAAACTCTCCTCAGCCTTCTTAGGCCCCTCTGTATCAGTAATAGTAATATCCCCGAAAAGTTCTTTCACATAAACATTAGATAAAAGCTCGTGCTTCAAATTCTCAGTTTGCATTTCTGCTACTGTAGCAGAGTTAGATACATAAGAAATAAAGTTAATATCTCTCCACAGTATCCCTTTTGCTGCAACAGTCCTAGCTATAGTTGTTTTACCTATACCTCTAGGAGCAGCAATAGCAATCTTACGAGCACCGCTATCTAAAAGATCAAAAATCTGGGTATGAAGAGGACTAAAGGAAGAGCTAAAAAGATTAGGGAAAATAGTAGTAGCAAAAACTCGAGTGCTTAAATACATAGAAGAGAGGATATCTTGGATAATGTCATCTTGTTTTAGGAGCATTACTTAGGTCCTTCTATGTTTCTGAAAACTCGAAACTTGTTTTTAAGTACTTCTCTCCGATCTGCCTGAGACAAGTACCTAGACTTTATTCCTACTCCAGGAAGAATCTGAAGCTGTACAGGAGCTATAATACCGCACATAGAATGATTATACTCGAGAATAAAAGCATGAAATATCTCATGCAAAACTACCCATGTATCAGTAGTACGAAGTGTTATATATCTGCGCCAAGTATTATCTATCACACCTTCCCAAGTAGGAATAAACACATTCCTAAACAAACCACCAACAACATCAGACACGACAGACCCTATCTGAAAAGATATAATCAGATCAAACTCATCACCAATGTTGTTAGTAGTCTGAAACTCGTTATAGCATTCCACCAAACGAGTCACAGCGCCATCAGGATAGTCCGCATGTCCTCTCATGCACATAGAAGGAAGAATTACGTCATAAAGTAACGTAATGCCCACCTGCTCGTTTAAGCTCGAGGCGGTCTTACCAAGAACTTCAGATATCTGCTGCTCAGTCACATGCCCATCATAAAACACGAGTACTCGTATCTCGCGGGGAGGCTGGTTCGAAACAACAAATGCCTCAGCATAAATGTCGTTTTTGACAGTCGTGCAGCAGCCAAAAACGAGCATCATGAAGACGCCTGCAATGGATGCGATTAATGTTCTTATATTCATTCCAAATCCACTGAATTAATTGCCGTGATTGGATCTTCATCCACAATAAACCAAGTTTTTCCTACTTCATGCCAGACTTTCTTAGTTGTTGTACACGAACCTGCTATTATAAGTTTCCCTTTCTTGGTTCGATTCCCTAGGTCAGAAAGTGTCCTAGGCAATATATTAAAACACCCTATCTAGTGTTAATTTTTTATATTACGTGGAAGAAAGACCCTATGGGTATATAGTTTTACCTGGAATTAACTATATGTATGATTTCTTCCACGCATATAACTTCATTTGCCACCAGCACTTTCAGCACTTTGGCCTTGTTTTTCCTTTTCGGTACCGACACATGATGAAGAAACTTCCAGGAACTCAACATCAAGTGAGTCTTCTTCAGATGGACTCTCGGTACTATGTAGGATATCCTTATCTTCTTGGTCAGCTGGAGAAGACAGCACCCCAGCTAGCTGAGCTGTCTGCAAAGCTCTCTTTTTTATCTCCTCTATTTCCTGAGGCGTGAGATGAGTGATTGTTCCTTGTACAGATATTCTCTGGGGTTTTACATAGCCTCCTAGCCCCAGAAACTCCCTAGCCTCCCTCATACGTACAGGCATAGGAACTGTCTCGTCTTGTATGCCTTCCTTAATTACTTCTACGCACGTAGGAGCAAAATCAGAGATTTCTTTAGCCAAGTCCACTGCATTACACGACCTGGCTGCCTGAAGCAAGGACATATACTCACGAGCCACCTGCGAACTCAAGCAAATAGTCACACTCTGAGGAGTAATATTAAGCATCCTAGCTATCTGCCTATTCTTGAATCCAAGCAGCCCCAGCCTGATAATCTCATGATGCCTCGGGCGAAGTTCTCTCAGCTGCATCTGAGGCCCCTCAGGACTTCTAGTCCTCCTGCGGTCCCTAGAGTTTTTTATGGTATCAAAAGAAGAATACATAGCTAAGTATCCTACGGAAGAAGTAAGTTAGCCTAGGTCAGAAAGTGACCCAGGGAATCTAAGATTCTCCGTACTCATTCAACATCACAGCAGTCTGTTTAGCCCACTCAGTAAACAAGTCTATCTCAGGCCTACACCCCTGAAGAGAAGCCTGGACAGACGAGTCTGTCCTAGCCGAAGAGTCTGTTATCCTAGGTTCGCTGGGGTCAGCTGTCTTGGGCATTAGTTCTTTCCTTTTTTGGTTTCGAAGGCTTCCATCCTGTCTCGCGGAGTGCTCCATAAACATACGCGTCTTTTTGCTTGCCTTTCAAGCCCATGCGATTTGCTTTGGCTTTCAAAGCTTGTTCAAGTTTCTTTGGCATCGGTGTGGTCTCCGTAGCTAGAAAGCTGCCCTAACTCCTATAAAAAACTTCTTAAAGCCTACTAAGTTACCTGTTCGAGTAGGGTAAGACCCACTATAACAGGACTGAACTTTTATGATGGGTTTCCAGTCTAGCCCCAAAAACATAACTAACGTAACTACACAAAGCCAGCTAAGTCCGAGGTAAGAGTAGTAAAAGTATTGTCTTCTGTCATGTTGCTTTGGTGTTTTCATTGTGTGCTGTCTCAGTTACTTCCAGGGATTCCTCCAATCTAGGCTTAATGGTTTGCTAGTGCCTAGAGTCCTGAAGATTAGTACTAGCCAGCCACTAATAAACATTATCTTATTAAGTATATCCGGAGGCACTAGAT